GGTTCAGTCAATAATTCTACAGGAACCGCGGCTCCTACCACTATATCTTTACCTAAACTAAACACTGCACTTGCTGCATCTGTAATAGTAGCTGTAATTGTGCTGCCAGAACCTGAATCATCACTGACTCTTATAGATTTAATTATAGCCTGTACTTTATCTGGTACTGTATATAGAACAACAGGGTTAGTATTTGTAGCTAAATCTTTTTTAGCATTTGTATATATGTTACCCATTAAACCACGCAAACGCTTCATCATCATTACGCAACGTTTCCGGTGTGTAAGTACTGTTAAGCAATGTTATTAATTGATCTAATGATTGAATCATTTGGTTAAGTTGTTTGTCATCATAATCAACTTGGGCTTGTGGTAAACGTGGAATATTTATTTTTGCCATTATCGTTTTCCGTCTGGATGTACGTCAGCACGGTATGTGCCGTAACGCCATGTTGAATCTAATGTACTACTTTCAATACGTACCGCAGCTTGCCTACCACGTGCACGTGTGTCTACAAATTCAGTAGTAGTTGCCACCTCATGTGGCCCATTAGTAATTTGTTCTGATGTTGGATATAATCTAAATTTTAAAGACACATCTACAGTGCCTGCTAAGTTTTTAAAATCAGGAATAAAACGTCTAATAGACATTAAGTTTTCTCCTGCTTGCGGTATAACAAAACTTCCAGACTCCACAAAAGAAGTCATGGCTTCACCATCCGCGTTAACACCGAATTCCTGTGCATACATAAAAGTTCTACCAGCAGTTAAACCATTAATAGTTGTGATAGTAGAGGAAGTATTAGACTCTTCATAACTTGTCGCGTAAGGAAAATTGTATACACCTTTGTCAGCCCAAGACGTACGGTCTAATGTTCCAACACTCCAAACTTTTTCTTCATAATTATATGTAACACATCTATTTATTTGTGAAGATCCACTAGAACAATAAAACCATGTAACTTCATTAAACTCACTGTTAGCAGCAGCAAAAGTATCTTTTTGTGATGCTTCATCAATATCACCAAATACATAATCCTCTACGGAGCAAGGAATTTTACTAACCTTACCATCAAATCCAAAGAAAGAATCACGGCCCATCCAATAAGCAGTTCCATTAACATCTATAGCTGCATGCAATCCAGCTGATCCACATTTAGCACCTAGTTGTGTAAAACCAAAAACTAATGGTGCGCCAATTAATTGCATTTGATATAAAGCTGTGTCTGACCAAATTAAAACAGCACCACGTGAACGTGCTGCACTTACTAATCTACTTCCGTCTGTAAGTCTTTGAAAACCAGCAGTGTTTGTAGATGTAGGAACCCATATATTAGGGTCATTTTGTGAGCTCCATCTAATAAACATATCATCTTGACTAGATGTAGTTCCAATTGTTTCTTCCGTACCAAAACATATAACAAAACGATCTGTACCAGAAACTAAAATAAACCTGCTTCTTGTTGGTGCATTCGTAACTGTAGATTTTACTGCTGGAACACTTACACCACCTGATGTATCCCAGTAAAAAAGTCCACCATTAAATTGTTGACATAAAACATCTTCTCCCCAGTTATCAAAAGACCATTTACCTGAATCTAATTGAACCGCATCAGCACCTGTAATACCTGCACGTGATGTGCCCCATGTAGATAGTCCCCATGTTCCTGTACCCCATCCGTATCCGGCTACGGACACAGCAGGTTTTGTATTAATTTCATATGAGGCATTTGTTCCACTAACACTTACAGCGCTGGCAGAAGTGGCAGTACCTACAGTTGTAATAATATATTGTGAGGTAGAAAGAACTTCTACAATTTCAAATTCACCTAATAATTGTGTCTGTGTTATACCATTTACCGCGCCAGGTGTTCCAGAAATAGTAACAAAGTCTCCTGTAATAGCACCGTGTGATGCGTCAGTGATAGTTACATTAGATTCTGTACCTGCTGTGGTGTTAGTAGTAATAACAGTGATAGCATTAGTCGCTGATCTTATCGGTGTAATATCAGACCATGCACCATTAGCATAGACATATACTTTTTTATTAGTTCCTATGATAGTATATTGATCACCATCATTATCAAACCAAGTAAGAATTCCCCTTGTAGCTCCTAGAAGTGCGTCTGTTGTAACCTTAATCCAACCACCTATTTTTTCTGGAAGTCCATACCGAAAACGCATGTTGTCTGAATCAAACCATTTACCTTCTGCACCATATTCAGTATCCTGTTTGTCTACTCCTGGTTGAAAAGGCATTTTAACAAGTGGCATTTAAACTCCTATATAGCTGAATCGTAAAATCTAAGCCATTTAACGGCACCATTAACATTAATCATAATAGCTCCTCCTTTTGCTGCATCTTCTGCAGTAGAAGAAGAAACACTATTAGCACTAGCAGTACCTGATGTTCCTTCGAAATGAATAAAGTTTTGATCAGTTTTATCTTGGTCTAAACTTAGACATGAAATAGCTGCTGAAGAATCGTTTTGATTAATTTCTAGTTTAGCATTGGTTGGTACGTTTACTCCTATGCCTACGCGGTCTGAGGAACCATATGTAACTAAAAGATTAGGGTCACTATCTCCTGCAAATCTTGCATCGAATAAAGCGCCTGTATCATTAAAAATAAAATTACCTCCATCAAAATTAACAACTCCTGTCGCTGTTAAAGTTGATGCAGTAAGTAATCCTGTAACACCTAACGTAGATGATAAAGTAGCTGCACCTGTTGCTCTAAAAGTGCCTGCCACGTCTAATTGTGTCGTTGGAGAAGCTGTGTTAATTCCTACACGGTCTGTGCTCGCATCCGTAAATAATAAATTTGCTTGTGTATCACCAGCAAAGACAGCATCCTTGTCAGCTAAACTTGAGTTAAAAGAAAAAGAACCTCCGTTTAAAGTAACATCACCTGTTGCTTGCAATGTTCCATTAGCTTTAATATTTCCAGCGTCTGCTAAAACATCAAAAGCGGTAGAGCCATCAGTATAAATTAAATGTTTAGACCCTACAACAAGATCAACAGCTGTGCCTCCTGTAGGTCCAAAGCTTAATGTATATCCATTTTTAGTTGTAGCATCATCAATAATATACCAGTTAGCTGTAGCTTCACATGTCACTGTCACATTTGTAGACATAGAACCTGTAAATTTTAAAGCTGCGTTAGGTTGTTGTACACCGCTACCTGTGCCACCACTTGCCACTGTTAATGCTTGAGTAGAAGCACTACCAATAGCTACTGCAACGTAACCTTTTAATGCTTGTTCTAATTTTTGTAAATTTTCGTTTGTTATATTACCCCAGGTTCCAGAATTAGCTCCTGTAGTCATCAAGTTTAAATTTAATATAGGTGAATCTGCCATCTTATTTTTATCCTGTTGGTACTACAGTCCAGATGTCTGTGTTAGAATCATCCACACCGTTCCATATTGTTAATTTTGGTACACCTGTTGCAAAAGTAGATCTTACACCTTCTAATGTAACGGTAGCTGTACCAGTTACAACTACTGATCCTTGCGCAAAAGTAGCACGAACACCAGTAACGTCATACTTAGATTCTATTGTAACACTTCCTGTGCTAAATGTCGAGCGTACACCTACTAAAGTAAAGTTAGAATCACCTGTAACAGTAGTGTTTCCAACAGCAAAAGTAGCACGAACACCAGTTGGTATAAAGTTAGAATCACCTGTAATAGTAAGTGAGCCTACTCCAAAAGTAGCACGTACACCTGTTACATCATCAATAACACTGTTTCCAGTTACAGTAACAGTACCTAAACCAAAGGTTGCACGTACCCCTGTAGGTACAACAATTATGCTACCAAATGATGATTGACCTTGCGAAAATGTTTCGGTCGCAAATGCTGCTGCGCCGAAGCTCATTAGGTGTTAGCCGTGTCCCACGCGTCTTGTAGTTCTGTTAGTTTAGTATTTACTTCTGTTTCAGTAGGCAATTCTGTTACTGGATTATCTACAATGTTTCCATCAACACCAATTTTTTCTGTAA